TCACCTCGATCGTGAATCTGTTAATACAGCAAAACTCCACTCTAAGTACTTAAACCATCTCATCGGCTATAAATTAAAATTAGCAAAAATGAGAGCGGATTACAACACACTTCGTCAAGCAAAATTTCGTTACTATCGTGGTGAGTTATCGAAAGAAGAATTGCAGCTGTTGGGATGGGCACAATGGCAAGGTATCAAACCATTGAAAAATGAAATGGAAGAATTCCTCGGTGGTGATGGTGATCTAAATACAATGGAAGTTAAACAACAGTACATTCAGGGAGTGGTCGATTTTCTTGAGTCTGTCATGAATCAGATTAAAGCAAGAGACTGGCAGATTAGAAATGCAATTGAATGGAAGAAATTTATTAGTGGCGCATGATAACAGTTGAAAAAATTGATGAAGTTCATCTTAGAATCTTTTCTGATGACCCTTCGGTAGAACAAGAATTATCTGACTTCTTTACTTTCGAGTATCCAGGAGCAAGGTTTACACCGCAGTTCCGTGCTCGTTTGTGGGATGGCAAAGTGCGTATGTATGATATTATACGTAAAACTTTATATGTTGGGTTGCTTAACTACGTAATTGAATTTGCCAAACGAAATGACTACAAGTTAGAGGTTCCAGAAAATGTATCAGAAGTTGATAGTATTTCTCTCGAAGAAATTTCTGAGTTTGCTAAATGGCTCAATCCTCATGGTCATGGTAAACCAATCGAAATCCGCGACTATCAAATAGAAGCAGTTAAACATGCGATTAGCGCAAAAAGAACACTGCTACTATCACCAACTGCATCGGGTAAATCGTTTATCATTTATACAACGATGCGCTGGCATTTAGAAAACAATCGTAAGTGTATTATCATTGTTCCAACAACATCTCTCGTCGAGCAGTTATACGCTGACTTTGAAGATTATTCCTCAGCGAATGGTTGGAAGACTAATCGTCATGTACAAAAATTATACAGTGGGTTCACCAAAGATATATCTGCCGATGTATTAATTACAACTTGGCAGTCTGTATATAAACAACCTAAGTCATGGTTCGCTCAGTTCGATGTTATTTTTGGCGACGAGGCTCATCAATTTAAAGCAAACTCATTAACTCTCGTAATGAGCAAGTTAACTCATGTAAAATATCGTATAGGAACTACAGGAACTCTCGACAATAAGAAAGTTCATAAACTTGTTCTTGAAGGTATTTTTGGATTAATCCATCGAGTAACTACAACTAAAGAGTTGATGGATGCTGGCACATTAGCCAAACTAAATATCATGTGTATCCTGTTAAAATATGATGATATTACAAGACAGGGGAGAAAAAATAATCAATACGCTGATGAGATGGATTTTATTGTGTCACACGAAAAGCGTAATAACTTCATATGTAACCTTGCGTTAAAATCTGAAGGTAATACACTAGTTCTTTTCCAGTATGTAAAGAAACATGGAAAGATCTTGATGAAAATGATTGAGGATAAAGCCCACGATAAAAGAAAGGTTTTCTTTGTTTCGGGTTCTACTGATGTTGAAGACAGAGAAGCTATTAGAAAAATTACTGAAACAGAAACCGATGCTATTATTGTTGCTTCCTTTGGTACTTTTTCTACTGGTATTAATATTCCTTCTTTGGAAAATGTAATTTTTGCTTCTCCATCCAAATCTAAGATTCGTAACCTGCAAAGTATCGGTCGTGGGTTAAGATTGAAGAATGGTAAAACTGAATGTAACTTATACGATTTAGCAGACGACCTAAGTTGGAAGTCTTGGAAAAATCATACACTATCGCATTTTGCTGAAAGATTAAAAATATACTCAGAAGAAAAATTTAATTACAAAATCGTTGAGGTAAAACTATGAACGAAGAATTTGTTTATCTTAAATTAGTAACTGGTGAAACTTTGATGGCTCTAAAAGAGTATGAAGATGAGGAGAGCATTGTAGTAAAATTTCCAATGCTTGTCAAAATGCACTTAATTAGTTCCAAAGATGGTAGAGTATCTGAGCAGGTTACAGCTGGTCCATATTCTTTGTTTGTTGAAAATTCCGTTTTAACAATAAACAGACATCATATCGTGTTCGATTCACAACTTGCGATTCGAGCGATCCCCCACTATGTTGGTTTGGTAAAAGACCATGAGGGGATTACTTTAGATTATATGCAAGAGCAATTAAACTGGGAAGAACCTGAGGAACAAATAACTGCCATTGATGATATCGATACTATACAAGATATTAAATCTGCTGTCGCTCAATTAGAATCTGTAGCAGAGGAAGATATAGAACAAAAGGTTTTTATTCAGGGTAATGAAACTATACATTAGTTATATATTTCAAACCCTACATCGAGAGTATACGCTTTCGTCAAGCAAATAGCAAATTTATTTTCTTGTATTATGTTGCAGATATACTTGCTTTTATACATATATTAGAGTATACTTAATTATTGAAAAATTATGGGAGATCCAATGGTATGGCCAAAGGTGCGCATTACGTAAACAACGCTGACTTTTTAGTTGCGATGAAAGAGTTCCGTGTTAAGGTGCTCGCTGCTAAGGAAGCAGGGCTGGTTAAAGGTAATATAGGTTGGCCACCAGTAACTCCGTATATCGGTGATTGTCTGATGAAAATTGGAACTCACCTATCATACAAAGCAAATTTTATTAATTACAGTTATCGTGAAGATATGATTCTTGATGGTGTACAAAACTGTCTTCAATATATTGATAACTTTGATCCAGAAAAATCTAGTAATCCTTTCGCATATTTTACTCAAATTATTTACTATGCGTTCCTTCGCCGAATTGCCGAGGAAAAGAAACAAACATACATAAAGGGTAAACTTATACAAGAGATGCCCTTTGAAGCCTTTGAGTTGCAAGAACAGGATGAGACTGGAGAATACCATAGTGCTTTTGTACAATTTATACAACAGAATCATACATTTGATGATTTTATTGAACGTAAAAAACAAAAGAAGAAACTTAAGAAACAACAAACTTTAGATGACTTTATAGGAGAATAACTATGTCGAATGAATACCCAGAGAATTATGAATGTAGAGATCCAATCCAATTTGCTGAACAAGAATTAAAACTTGCTGGTTTTGCTGATACCGCTTATGGTAAAGCGACATTAGAATATATTAAACAATCGTATGCTATGGCAAATAATGATATTAATGTCGTTCGTAATTTATTTAATAATATTATTGGATTGATTAATCATAATCCTCTAGTTCCTATTACCGAAGACGAATTTGTGCCTACTGAAACACTCGAATATATGAATGGTGAATATAAAAAAGTAATCCGCAGTCAACATAAAAGAATTCCATTTATTTTTAAACTTGATGGGAAATACTATGATGAGCGTGCCATCGCTTTCGTTCAAGGGGAAAATACTTGGTATGGATCAAATGGAGAGAACAAATCTTTAAGGGAGATAACAGAGTTTCCTTATTACAGACGAGAACAACAAATCTATCTTGATTGAGTTTTAACTATGGATCTTCGTGATTTTGTACAGGAAATACTTGATAATAGAGTTGCTATGCATTCGTGGAAAAATAGACCTACAGCAAGTGCTCGTAGGAACAAAAAAGTTAGAAAGTTTTTGCGTCGGTATACATGGGACGCTTCTGATAATGTTTTAAATTTGAGAAAAATAATGGCTGAAGATAACAAAATTTTCCTTGGTGTTTCTGATGTTGATGATCTAATTACTTCAGAAATTCTTAGTCGCCGTTCGGTTGGTGGAAAATCCACTGTGCACCGACAAACATCTGTGTTGTGTAATCGCGAACAATGGCAAAAATGGGCTGAGGCTCAGTTCTCTGATTATTTGTTTGTACAATCAAATACTTCTTCTGGTTTTATTGTTGAAAAAGATACTGACAATCTAATTAAGTTTGACGTAAATAGTAATACAACCGATGTTCGTGTGTATGGTGATAAACTTTTTGCCGAAGATATTATTGATATTGTTGAAGACAACTTTGATATTGTAACTGCTCATATCGAATGGGTTTATAGTCCAGATGGCGGCTCTGTTAACATTCCATTGAATCGTGATCGGTTACCTGTTGCTGAGATGTATCCTTTCTTGAAAGATGAATCTCTAGAGTCATACTACGAAAGATACATGGCTTCTTCTGCAAATATTCTTTTGTTGATTGGACCTCCAGGAACTGGTAAAACTACCTTTATCCGTGGATTACTTTCTCATACTAATTCATCTGCCATTGTGTCATACGATTCAGCTATTCTTGAGAAGGATGGTTTCTTTGCTCGCTTTATTGAGAGTGATGACAACGTAATGGTTCTTGAAGATAGTGACGCTTTCCTTATGTCAAGAACTGAAGGTAATACAATGATGCATCGTTTCCTCAACGTGGGTGATGGACTTGTAACAACCAAAGGTAAGAAAATGATTTTCTCTACCAACCTACCTTCTATTCGTGACATCGACCCAGCATTGATTCGCCCTGGACGTTGTTTTGATATTGTTGAATTTAATCCACTAAATTTATCTCAAGCTAACAAACTTGCCGTTAAACTTGGTGTGGATATTCCTGAGCGTACTGGAGATTATTCTGTCGCTGAAATTTTCAATGCCCAGATTAACAAACCTAAAGAAAGAAAGCTGGGGTTCGTTTGAAAGTAGCAATTATTACCGACCAGCATTTCGGTGCTCGTAATGACAGCATCGCTTTCTTGGATTTCTATGAGAAGTTTTATAGTGAAACCTTCTTCCCCTGTCTTGATACTAATACTATTGATACTGTACTTATTCTTGGCGATACATTTGATCGTCGCAAATATGTAAACTTTTATTCATTAGATCGCGCCAAGAAAATGTTCTTCGATAAACTTGAAGAACGTGGGATTGAAGTTTACATGATTGCTGGTAATCACGATACGTATTTTAAAAATACAAATGATGTAAAC